TATTTTTTTAAGATATTTCATACAAATATATATTAAACAATTAGCTCATCTTTTTGTATAATTTTTAATTATTCCAGAAGCTCCAGAAATTCGTATTATGTCTGATTTTATAAATCAGAATTCTAAAAATTTTAGATTTAAAAAACTCTTTCATGTTGAAAAGGGTAATAATCCTATTGATTCTAATTACGATCAGTTTAATGTAAATGCTGATTTTTACGGTAAACAACTATTTAGTAGAAAAGAGATATGCGTTAGGTAAAAGTTTGGAACGAGAAATGTTTGGATAAACAGAAAATGGAAAATTATTAAATAACCTGTTCGGAGGAAATCTACTTTTTTATATATAATAATAAAAAAAAATAGATTATGATAATTTATTTGGTCACAAATTTGTTGAATGATAAAAAATATATTGGAATGGACTCTTTGAATTGTCCAAATTATTTAGGGTCCGGTGTCCTTATTAAGAAGGCGATCAAAAAATATGGACGTGATAACTTTAAAAAGGAGATTTTACAGATTTGTAGTACAAAGGAAGAATTACTTATTGCTGAGAAGTATTGGATAGATTTTTTTGACGCTGTAAATAGTCGAAATTTCTACAATATAAGAGAAGGTGGTCAGGGTGGTGATATCAGAGAATTTTTGAGTGAAATTCAAATTGAAGAATGGAAAAAAAACATAAGTAAAGGTAAGAAGGATCTTCGTAAAGGAATTCCATTAAGTGATAAAAATAAAGCTGGAATAAGTCAAGGATTAAAACTTTTTTATAAAAAAAACATATCCCCAAATATGGGTAGAAATCATAGTGATGAAACAAAGATGAAAATTAGAAACGCTCTTATAGGACGTGAGTTTACAGAGGAACACAAAAATAACTTGAGACGCACGAATGTAGAAATTAAAGAATCCTCTATTACCCGTGAAAAAAGAGATAAGTTATCTAAACACAATGCAGCTCTTACAAAAGAGCAAGTGTTGATGATTTTACATTTGTCAAAAACTCGACAAAAAAGTTATTCCGAATTGAGTAAGATGTTTGGACTTTCTGTAAGTTGTATTTCCGAAATAGTAAACAAAAAAACGTATAAATGGATTTGGGAGGAATTAGAAAATGGATCTAGTAACAACTAGAATATGAGATACTCTGGAAGATTTGCTAAATATGGTAGAGAACTTCTATACCCTGATGAACTTGAAAGAGAGATTAAAATTTCAAAAGTAACTAAATTAAATGAAGGGTCAAACTAATAAACAAGATATAAGTGATTTAAATAGTTACGGTCTTGATATCCAAGATGAGTTATCGTCACTTTTAGCAGATGAATTGGCTAAGTCAATTGATGCTGAAATTATGAAGAATTTATTTGGTAGTGATAAAAAGAAGAATAAAATAAATAAAATTTTAGAAAAAATAAAAAATATGAATGATAAAGGCTGATAAATATTATATTCAAAATCTTATTAAGATTATGAGCGAGGGTTCTTTTGATGAGAATCCAAGACCTAAATGGGATGATAATACACCAGCCCATTCAAAATTTATCACACAAGTATTTGAGGAATATGACTTATCAAATGGTGAGTTTCCAATTACTACACTTAGAAATACTGCTATCAAGACTGGTATAAAAGAAGTTTTGTGGATATATCAAAAACAAACAAATTCACTAGCGGTGGCTAGAGAAATGGGTATTAATTGGTGGGATGAATGGAACATAGGGGATGAAACGATTGGTCAGAGATATGGTGCTACTATTAAAAGATATGATTTGATGGATAAACTACTACATAATTTAAAGTATGATCCATTTGGTAGAAGGCATATAATAAATATGTATCAATATAATGATTTAGAAGAAACTAATGGATTATTTCCGTGCGCTTATGAGACTCTATGGTCAGTTAGAAAAGTAAATGGTGATTTTTATTTAGATTTAACTCTTAATCAGAGATCCTCGGATTATATTATGGCAAACTACATCAATAAAATACAATACGTTGCCTTACAAATGATGGTTTCTTCTCATATAGGATATAAACCAGGTAAGTTCTGTCATTTAGTACAAAACCTACACATATATGATCGACATTTTAATGCAGTTGAAGAGATTCTATCAAGGTCTCCTTTAGAAGAGCAGCCCTATATTGAATTGATAACTAATAAGTCATTTTATGACTTTACCATTGATGACTTTATAGTTAAAAATACAGAGAATATCAAAAAATTATCAGTTAAGTTAGAAATAGCTATATAGTTTCCATGTTTAAATAGACCTCCCTTTGTATAGTCTAAATTTTATGAACAAATGATTAATTTAAAATATAATTTTTAAAATAATAAAAAAGTTATGAACGATTTATATGAACAACTAGTAGAACAAATTAAAAAAATAGATAGAACTGATTTAACTAATGATATTTCTGACGCTGTTATTCAAGAAGTTGAAAAACAAAAAGTCTATATTTGGTTAAGAGTTTTCTTAAAAGAAGAACTTAAAGATGTCAAAGAAGGTGATGATTTCACTATTACTTATACTAAATCCGGTGAGCAACTTAAATCTAAATTCATGTGTTTTGGTAAGATAAATTCATTTAAGGATAATGGCGATAATCAAATACAGACAATTAGTGAAGATGATCCTAAAGTTGTGATACTTATGATTAATGAGGAGGAAATTCAAAATGGTGAACATATTCCTTTTATAAGAACACTATTTAAAATATCAAAACATTTTGAATATCAAGTTTATAGAAGAGATGAATTGGTTTTTAAAAATGAAAGATCTGGTCAATCTTTAGAGTATATTGATTGTGAATTCTAATTTCTAAAAATAAAAAGGAATTGTGAAGTTGTAATTCCTTTAGATTGAAGATACGGATTTCCGTATGCTGTTAGTAACTCGCAATTAAATTCAGATTGAAATCTTTTTAATAAGTCTTCGCAATCATTATTAAATTCATATAGTGTTGTGTAGAAATCATTTGGACCTGATAAGTATATTGATATTATGAAATAAACATTATCTTTATCTTTGATTTCTTCTGCGACGTTTATTAATTTCATAAATACTTTTAAATATCCATCGATCCAAAAAGAGTGGCGTATTTCTTTACTATCTGTTGAGTTAAGAACCATGTTCCACTTATCAACCAATTCTTGAAAGATATCTTTTATTTCTTCTATGTCTGGTTGATTGGAAAAACTTTCAAATTTTGAAATGACATACATATATGTATTTATTATATTTTTAATTCAAATTTAATTTTTCCACAATCGTAAATTCTATTAATTCCAATACATTTTGTATATTGTTTTTCAGTTATTGAATCATCTTTTATTCCTAAATTTGACTTTTTAAAATTGGATTTGTGTAATCTTTTGCTATTAACAATATATTTATAGTCCGGTTTGGTTTCTCGAATTTTGGAAAATCCTAATTTATAATATAAATTACCAGTTGACCAGTCTTTATCAGCATAGCTTATTACTCTTTTAGGATTATATTTTTTTATAAAATAATTTAATAATTTAGATGCCCCTCCTATAACTGATACGTTTATTTTGTTACAAAATCGTGATAAATTCCAATTATTATCTGCCATTTTTTTCCTACCTTCATATTGGTCAAATAGCATAATTGATACTATTTCATTTTCATAAAACAATCCTAATTTTACTATGCTGGTGCAAAATCCTTGTATGTGGTTTAAATTTAAAAACTCTCTAATTAATTTAATATTATTAATCTCTTTTACCTGGCAATTTCTTGCAAATATTTTTTCAGTGTTTAGTTTTAGCAAGTTTTTTATCTGTGATTCTATAATTTTTCTTTTAAGATCCCAATCATCTTCCCAAATATGAATAATCCTTATACCCTTCTGATCAAAAAAATTTGTCTTGTTTAAATGGTAATTGTTCTCTTTATATTTTTCAGAGTGCCAGTACAATCCATTAAATTCAAATCCTAATTTTAAATCTGGTAGATATAAGTCAATTTCTAATTCATCTCGATATGATTCTAAAATGTCACCTTTGTAATTTAATTTTACAAAATTAATGAATTCTTTTTCCTTAATGCTTTTTAGTTCATTTATGGGATAGCATATAGTACACAATGGTATATTTGATTCCTTTCTTCTTATATAATTATCAATGTGAATTTCAAATTCATGATGTTTATTACAATCACATCTAAATAATGATAAACCATTGTTAGTATAAGTAAGATAGTTTATATCATTTGCTATTTTAAATTTGACTCTATATTCTTCACTCTTACTTATATGCGTCCTTCCATATTTTATTATGTTTTTATTTTTAATTTTGTCAGATATTTCCGATATACTATTTAAATTTAAAGTATTATATTTTTCTAAAATTGTTTTTTTAATTTTGAGTTTTATCTCTTCAGATTTTGATGGATTGTCAACGCCGTATTTATTAAGGTTAGTATTTTTAAACTTTTCGATTATCTCAATACTTTGAATAGGATATTCAACTCCGTATCTTTCAAAGTTAGTTTCTTTTAGTTTTTTTTTAAAATCTTCATTCTGAAGAGCATATTTAACTCCATACTTTTCTATCATAGTATTTTCAGCCTTCTCTCTAATTTCTTTTAACTTAGATGGATTATCAACTCCGTATTTATTTAAAAAATACTCATTTAAATATTTTCTCACCTCATCAGATTGCATTGCATATTTAACTCCATACTTTTCTATCATGGTATTTTCAGCTTTTTCTCTAATTTCTTTTAACTTGGATGGATTATCAACCCCATATCTTTCAATATTTGTTTTTGATATTTTATTTTTTATAGAATCATTTTGGGTTGCCCAATCCTTTCCAAATTTTTTATTATTGGTGTCTTTAACTTTATTCTTTATTACTGAGGATTTAGATGGATTATCAACACCATACTTGTTAATATTTGTTTCTTTTCGTTTTTCTTTTATTTTAGAACTATCAAACATACATTTTTTACTACAAAATTGTCTATATCCATTTTTCATGTCTATGAATTTCAATTTTGAACCACATTCACATATAGGTGTGGATATAAGAGAATTTTCATATAGATAGAATTTTTCTTTAAAGTTAATATTCTCATTTGTGTAATTTGAAATATCTTCCCATAATTTTAAATTTCTATTTTTTATACCCATTTCAGAAAATTTATAGAACTCTATATTTTCGGTATCCATATCAATTAATTATTTATTTTATATATAAAAACTATTCGGCTTAAAACTATATAATTTAAAAATAACATTAAATTTGCTTATAGATACTCAATATTTAATAAACACAAGAAAGTTGGTTGTTAGTTATGTTGATAAGACAGGAAATATTAAATTAAAATATTATGACTGGCAAAATCCTCTAAAATATGTAACTTGTGAAGATAATGATACACAAAGACATCCTGATTATAAGTCTTGGGATGGGAAGCATGTTAAACAAGTTGAAGTTAATCATCCAGATAGATATGCTGTTTATGAATTTCTGGATTCACTTCCAGAAAAAGAAAAAGAAGAAATTTTTGAATTTAATCTTCCTAAAATATATTTTATAGATATAGAAACTGAAATAAAAGACGGTTTCCCCGAAGCTGCTGATATAAAAGATGTGAATGGAAATGTAATTAAAGAGGGGGCGGCAACTCAAGTATTATCTATATCAATTGTATATGATGATAAGATCATACTTCTTGGACTAAAAGAAATGCCACAAGATATGCAAGATCGTATTATAACAAATACGAATAAATATTTTGAGAAATTTGGATCAAATTATAAATTCAAATACATCAAATATGATGATGAATTTGATATGTTATATTCATTCTTTAATAAAATGATTCCAAAAATGCCGCTAATAACTGGATGGAACTTCTTAAACTATGACTGGTTGTATTTAGTAAATCGATCAAGAAAAATTAGTAAATGGGTAAATGGAAAAGAAATTAAAATTGATCCATCTATATCTTCTTTTACAAAACGAATGAATAAAGTTTGGTCTACTGAGTATGAAGTTCCTGCTCATAGAATGGTTTTTGACTACATGCAATTATATGAAATTTGTGATACCTCTATTAAAGTAAAAGAGAGTTCCTCATTAGATTTCGTTTCAAATAAACTCGTTGGAGTAGATAAAATTAAATATACTGGATCACTGCAAAAGCTTTATGAGGATGACTTTGAGACTTTTATGTACTATAATGCTGTTGACTCTGTTCTTGTTCAAAAAATTCACGAGGCCCGAAATTATATTTCTATTATTTTCGCTATTTCTGCCCTTGCTAGAATTCGTGTTGTGGATATTGTATCTCAGATGAATAATGCACTTGGATCTCTTGCTATCACAGAAGGAGTTCTTAGAAATAGGTTCCGAGATATGGAAAATATTATTCTCTTTAAAGATGAGAATGCTGTGAGAGGTGGAGAGTCTGGAATTGCAGGTGGGTGGGTTAAAGATCCAGTTGTAGGAATGAATAAGTGGTGCGTAATTTATGACTTCGCATCACTTTATCCACGAACTCAAGCTCAATTCTTTATCGCACCAGAAACCTTTGTTGGTGTGAAAACAAAAGAAGAGGATGATTATTGTTTTAATGGTAACAAAAGAATAAAGATCGAACCCAATAACCATGTTGTGTGTGTCAATGGAGTCGTTTTTGAAAAAAGGAATTCACCAACTCTTCAAATGTTAGAAGATGTATATAATGAAAGAAAGCGTAATAAAAAAATTATGATGAATAAAAAAGAAGAATACAAATCAGTCATGGATGAGATTAAGCGATTAGAAGCAGAATTATGATATAGGTAGGTTAAGTATTTTATATATAAAATAAAAATTTATATGAATAAATATTATGTTTATGCTCTTCTTGATACATCTAAACCAGGAGTTTTTATATATGATGATTTAATATTTGATTATGAGCCCTTCTACATAGGTAAGGGTACAAATAATAGAGATTATCACAGTGCATTTGATAGACACAATTCCTTTAAAAGGAATAAAATAAAATCTCTGAAGAAAAAAAATATTGAAATTTTATCTATCAAAGTTTTTGATAATCTTAATGAACAAGAGTCTTTTAATATAGAAACATCTATCATTAAGAAAATAGGAAGACGTGATTTGAAATTAGGACCTTTGACAAACTTAACAGATGGTGGTGATGGTAGAACAAATATTATAGTATCAGATGAAACCAAAAGAAAAATATCCGAGACAAAGAAATCACAAAATCTACATAATAAACACACCGAATTAACAAAAAAACTTTTAAAAAAAATAAATCAAGGAGAAAATAATCCATTTTATGGAAAAAATCACACCAATGAGATAAAGGAAGAGCAATCTTTGAGGGTTTCTGGAACAAATCATCCTATGTGGGGAAAAAAACATGATGATGATACAATTCAGAAGATTCGTGAAAGAAGGAATGCTGTAGTTGATAAAGAGCGAATGGTTCAGTTGTCAAGAGAGATAAATTCCAAGTCTGTAATACAATACACACTTGACGGTGAATTTATTCAGGAGTTTTCCTCTATTAAGGAAGCGTCAGAATTTACAGGTTGTTCGGAATCTATTATTGGAAAATGTTGTAGAGGTGTTATAAAAAAACCTAGAAAGTTTTTATTTAAATTTAAAAGTGTTGAAAGTTTAGAACTAAAAAATTCTTATATTTTAAAAATTGGTGACACTTTCGAAATAGATGGGTCAATTTACAGGCTTGTTAAAAGAAATAAAACTACTGCAATTGGTGAGATTAAAAATAAACTAGTAACTTTTAGAAAGAAAGAATATTCTTTACTATTTGAAAAAGTTAAATTAGAAGCCGAACTTGAATAAGTATTTAATCTATTGATAATTTTCGTATATTTATCATCTTATGTCTTCAAAAATAATATAATTAGTATGTCATTGAAAAGAGATTTACTCAAATATCAACCTCGTAAAGAACAAAGAGAATGTCTGGACTTTATCGATTCTGAATACAAAAAAAATAAAGAAAATAAGTTTTTTCTTCTAAATCTACCTGTTGGTACTGGTAAGTCACATCTTGCTCTTATGATAGCTGATTGGTATCTAAAAGCCGTAAATGGTAATGCCAAATTTGATGTTATTACAAATAGTAAGATACTTCAAGATCAATATGTAGAAACATATGAATCTATTAATGATTTGAAAGGTAAGGAGAATTATGAGTGTACTCAATATTCTTGCTCTTGTGCTCAAGGTAATGAATTTAACAGGCTTAATAAAACGAACTGTGAGTTTTGTCCACACTCAGCTGCACGAGAAGGCTTTGTATCGGGTAGAATGTCTCTTACTAATTTCTACCTGTACATATTGTTTCAACTATATATGACTAAAATGATGGATAATCGTGGTGGTAATGTTTTGATAGTTGATGAAGCACATGATTTCGATGATGTGATGTCTGATTTTATATCAATTAAAATAACTGAAACGGTTGTTAAGAGATTAAAATTCTCAAATGAAGATCAAATTATTAGAGACTTAAAGAAAGTTTCTTCTATTTCGGGTTATATTGAGTTTCTTAAAGGACTTCAAGGAGAAATTGCGACTACAATTTCAGAAGTAGAAAGGTCGATGGGCCAAACAAAAAGAACAGTAAAATCAGTTAAACGAGAAAATGCTGTTAATAAAGTATTGGGTGGTAAAAACTCTGATATAAAATTGATGCAAATTGTAACTGATCTTCAACAATATCAGTCAAAGATTGAAATCTTTTTAAAAGAATATAATGCTAATCCTAATAATTGGGTACTTGAATCAAACTATAATGAAAAGACTAAACAAAAAGAATTATCATTAGAACCAATCTGGGCATTTGATTATTTAGATAAATATGTTTTTTCAAAATATGATATGGTGTTTTTAATGTCAGGAACAATTCTGGATAAGAATCTTTTCTGTCAATTAAATGGACTAGATGTTGAAAAGGCTATTTACTATTCAATTGACTCTCCATTTCCAGTTAAGAATAGACCAGTTTATTATATGCCTCTTGGTAAGATGTCATATAAATCAAAGGATGATACTTTTAAAAATTATATTCCGTTTATTCATAAAATATTGAATAAATATTCAGATAAAAAAGGTATTATACACACTAATTCTTTTGAATTAGCTAGTTGGATTTCTCGCGATATAAAAGATCCTCGATTAGTTTATCACGATTCTTCAAACAAAGATGAAGTTCTTCAAGAACATTATAATACTGATAAACCAACGGTTATTGTATCACCAAGTATGGACACTGGTGTTAGTTTTGATGATGATAAGGCAAGATTTCAAGTTATTGCTAAAGTTCCTTATCCGAGTTTGGCATCACAAAAGAATAAACTTCGTCAGAAAAATAATCCTGAATGGTATGCTTGGAAAACAATTTCTGGACTTATTCAAATGACTGGTAGAGCTGTGAGATCTAATGAGGATTATGCGGATACTATAATTATTGATGGATCGTTTTCAGATCTTTTAAAATACTCTGGTCACTATTTACCAACTTGGTTTCAAGAAGCTATTAAAAAAGTGAATGTGAAAATTAACGCTTAATCGCGTTAACACATTTTTCTACTGCTTCAATTCCTCTTTTATTGAATCCGAATACTTTAGATTTAGCTCTTTTTTGCAGCTCAGGTTCTAATAACCTTTCTTTCTCTGACTCTATAGCTGACAATCCATTTACTGCCATCCATTCATCATCAGTCATTATTACATCTGATATATCAATGTTAGATTGAATATTACTTAATCCACCTTTTTCAAATACTATAAAAAATTTACCCTTTTCCTTATTTATATCTAATTTTATACTTACGGGTGATCTACCAACTTCTAAGTCAGGAATATACACTTCAGTGTCCCATTCATAGAATTTAAGATCTAATACTTTCTCAACATATTCTTTAAACTCTTCAAATGAATTGACATCTTTATTAGTTGATACTTCTTTGTCTTTAAATTTCAACATAAATTGGCAATAGTGATCTCCATTTAATTTACCCATATAAACATGCAACTTATCATTTAGGTATTCATAACCAATTGAAACCATTCTACTATTTAGTTCAATAACATCTTTCATGAATTGAATTCTGTCTGTTTCGAATATTTTACCAGTTATAGTGACAAATCCACCATATATATCGGACTCAACTTCATAACCAGAGTCTTTTAGGTCTAAAAGTAGGTCATCTATTTCTTCTTTACTTAATGATTCGTTGAATTTAATTATTCTCATAATATGTGATATATATTAAAATAAAAAACACACTCAGTGAGTGGACTAATTACTTAGCTGCCTTTGCTAAATCAGGATGAGATGATATAACCCAATTTTTAACACTACCAAATTTTTCAATTACTTCTTCTAAAGTAGCATCTCTATTTGTACCGATCTTATATCCTCTTTCTGAAACTTTAACTTTCCCAGAGTCTATATATCCTTGTAATCTAGTGAGAGCCTCAATCTTTTTCTCTACTGGTGTTATCTTTTGAGTGTGACCAACCCACTTTAATACACCATCAAATCCTTCCACATAAGCACCACCTTTAGCAATAAAGTATTCTAAGATATCCCAGTGTTGATATTCAGCGGCATGTTTAGTATTCATTTGTCTCTTATTATCACTATTTACATTATAATCTTCAAGCATTTTAACAAGATTTAGACTACCATTTTTAATAGCAATTCTAAGTGGCATATTATCATTAAAGTTTGGATCAAGTCCATTATCAAGACAGAACTTAACCGCATTTTCATCCTCAACAAGTGATTTAAATACCTGTGGTGTGATTTCTGCTCCTTTTCTAATAAGTCTAACAAGTATTTCAAATGATTTAACCTTGTTTACGGTTGCTTCTTGTCTACTTCTTAAATTAGCCGATGCTCCATAGTCAAGTAAGAAATCTACTTTTTCCAAGTCATCTTCTGCAACCGCGTTATCAAGTGCCGCGCCGTTTCCAGCATTTACATCAGCACCGTCTTCAACAATATATTTTTTAAGTTGTGCTAAAGGAAGACCTTTCTTAACAACCTCTCTATTTGCAACAATTCTTCTTTTCTTTTCTTCAATTTCTTTATCAGACATTGGTACTAATCCGGACCAAATAAATCCCTTTTCTAATCCTAATGATTTTTCAAAGTCATTAAATATGTTTTGAAAACTACTAGATGCATTAGCATCATTCTTTAAGTGACAAGCTCTTACTTGTTGCTTAGGAGCAATTGTAATACCAATAATTGATTTATTATCAGATGGTGGTAAGTTAAAGTTTAATATTGAATATTGTTTGTTGAATACATTTTCTCCACCAACATAGCTATCCCACTGACCAAGATATTGTGCAATACACCAAGATGTATTTGAGAATAAATCTTTACATGCCGCAAATGATTTAACTTCCATAATTAAAAGCCCACCTTCATCATATAAAACTTTAACACCATAATCACCATATTTTTGATTACACTTATCAATCGCTCTATAAAAATTAGCTACACCAGCATTTGCTTCTGCTTTTAAGAAACTTTCAGCACCAGCTGTAAGTTCTCTAACCGTTTTATATCTACCGATTTTATCAAAGAATCTTTTTTGAATTGATCTTTGTAATTCTGGATCTATTTTTCCGGTTCTACTATCTTTACCAAGATCATCAAAAGCTGTGGCAATGTCCATTAATCTATCTTTAAAATATTTAGGAGAATTTGCATAATCAGCCTTTAGTTCTCTGTTAAACTCATCGATAAACTTCTTAAGCTTTCTATATCTCTTAATATCTTCCAAATCATCTATAAGTTGCTCAGCATTATTAGGAATATTTGGGTCAATAAAATTTGAAACAGGTCTTCTTAATTTATTAATCAAGTCACCATATTTAACCATGTCATCGAAGATACTCTTTAATTCTTCAACTGATGTTCTTTCTTTAAAATGTAAATAAGTGAATAATGCCGCCCATCCTAATTTATCTCCTAACATCTCACGGATCTTTTGAAACTCCGGATGTCTTTCAACCTGTCTAACTTCTTCTTCGGATAACTTAATCTCTCTAAGTTTTTTTCTAGCTTCAGCTTTTATTTCTTCAGGCAAATCATTAAAATTAACAGGAGCATCACTCTTGTCCATTAAGAACATACCAGATCTATCAGTCTTATAAGGACCAACTTCTGACACAGCTCTATTTAAGGTAAATGTGTCTTTAAGTATTTTTTTAGCACCTGCTATATTTTCATTTAATCTAAAATCAGAATAACGTAGCAACATATTTCTTATTTGTTTTTATTTTTAATTTGGAAATCTCTTACTTAATTCAGCACCAAGTCGCTTAACTTCGTCCATATCACCTCTATCCAAAGCATCATCAATTGCCTCTTGAAGTTCTGACTTGGTCATAAGTCTCTCACCTTCTTGATCTGGTTTATTAGCTTGTGATATCAACTTATCAATATCTGACATTTCTTCTTCACCACCCTGAGGAGTTTCAATTTCTGGCTCTTGTTCTTTTGGCATTGCTTGTTGATAATCAAAATCTTTCAACATTTTAACACAATCATCAATCATATCATCAACAATTTTTCTAGCCTTTGGATTTTCTCTATTCTCAACTTTAGAAATTAAAATCTTCTCGATAAGTGAGAAAAATTCCTCATCAGGTAATTCCATAATTTTACCATTAACAAACTCTCTAATATTAGGATATTCAGTAGATTTTGGATTTTTAAAGATAAAATCTCTTATATCAGCTGCGATATATGGGCCATATCTAAAATCTTCAGCTTCATCTTCAAACGAGGATGTACCAAGTTTTACTAAAGTTGCAATTGTTGGATCTTCTGGAATAGCAATAGCCATTATCATTTGATAAATTCCTTTAATTGATTCATGTAACAACATCGGAAAATCTACACCAACTGCTTTAATTTTTGGATTACCTTGTGATAATAAAGATTCTATTTCTTCTGAGTTATTCTCAATAGGATCTTCACCATTCTCAATTGAGTTTTTAATTGAGTCTTTTTCATCATCAGATGCTTCAGGAGCATCAGGCCATTCACAAGCACAAGCTCCTGCTATACCTTGAGGATGATCCTCCATCATTTGTGCTTTATGATCAATTGGAATTTCCCAATCTAACTTATCAGCCATTTTTGTAATTTGATCCCAAAGGTCAAATATTTGTCTAGCCTTTTGTCTTCCGAAAATTCTATCAAGACCGTCTTTAACTTCTTCTGTGTGTAAAAGTTTTTTAGTATTCTTAGCCTCACCTTGTGTAATTAAGTTGGCAATTTTTTGTCTATCAATACCTGATTTAACTTTTTCAACATCTTGTTGAGTCATTTCTGGTCTTTGAGGATGTTCTTGGTCTTGAGGTTGTTGTCTTTTAACCTGTTCACCTTTTCTTTTTATATCAGACTCTTTTTCTTTTTCAACTTCTGGTTTAGCCGTAAGTCTTCTTTCCGAATTTTCTTCTAAAAATTCTCCAACCTGTCCTGGTTGAACTAACTTTATATCTAAATCTACATTGTCAAGTATCGAACCATAATTACTTCTAATAACTTGTTCAGCTAACTGCTCAAGTTCACTAAATCTCTGTCTAACTCTAAGTCTCTCCTGTTGACTTAATCTACCCATAAAAAAGTTTCCCGGATTAGCAACATCACCAATAGTTAGTTCAGTCACTCTTCCTAAAAGCATCATAATTTCTTGTGGATTTGCTCTACCTCCACCCATTTCTTGCCTAGATCTTCTATCAACATCTGAAATGTATGAAGTCGGAATTCCTTTAGTTCCTCTAATTTTAGCCTCATTTAAAAAATCGGAAAAATTCTTCATATTAATTATAGTATTTTTTAATATCAATTCCTTTAGCATCTGCTAATTCAATAAATCGATTTGATATAGCTTCCTCAGTAGCCTTTTTCTTAGCTAATGGATCAGGAGAAACAGATGGTCTATCTCTTCTAATTGGACTTGGACGACTCGGTCTCTCTGTTGGAGTAGGAGTTGTCGTAGGAGCAGGAGTTGTCGTAGGAGCAGGAGTTGTCGTAGGAGCAGGTTTAGTAGCTGGTTCAGCCATTCTAAAACTTTCAAACTTTTTAATGTACTTCATATATAAGTTTCAATTTTATTGTATATATTTACTTTTTAAATTCTATTTATGAAAATTCATCCTATTAAAACAAAAGATGACTATATAAAATTCACCAACTATTTAGATAGTCTATATGGTGTAAATCTTGACGAAGATCAAACTAACGATATACTTATAATTCAACAACTTTTAGAGAATTATGAGCAAAATAATATGTCTAAAGTATCAGAAGAAAATTTTGATAATACAGAAAATTTAGATTATATTTACGAACTTATAACAAATGTTTCAAGTTTAGAAAAAGGTGGTCTAATAGAAAGAGTCTGTAAACTTCAAGAAGAAGTTGGAGAGTTGTCAGCAGAAGCTCTTAAATCAATAGGATTTAAAAATTCTACTCTATCTTATGATGAAATAAAAAAAAATATTCTATTAGAGGCAACAGATTGTTTAATTATGTCCATGGATATTCTTTGTCAACAAGGATTTTCTAAACAAGAAATAGTCGAAATGGCTGATAAACAAATTAATAAATGGTTAAGTAGGATAAGACATACTATAATATGATAAACCTTTCATACTATGAGTCTGTCGAGGTTGAAATAGATCAACAAGATATGAGAGATTCTTAAATTTCAAATGTCTTAGAAAATTAATTTTCAAATTGTGAAATCCCCATAATAATATATATGTTATTATGGGGATTTTTTATTTTAATGAGTTGATAATAGAAAAAATAGGCATATCTCAGCCTTCTTTAGTCTTTTCTTCTATATTAGAGAATAGAACATATTATACGGGCAGAGATTTTATCATATCAGATAAAAAAACACTTTCAAAAGTAGATGAAATAAACTATACACTTTTAAGACCGTTAATAAATTCATCAAATATTAATGACTATTCGAAATTTCCAGTGGTTAAATTTGAATTTATGTTAAATTTTAATAAACTAAAAAATAAAGATTTTAAAAAAAAGTATCCAGATTCTAATAAAAATATAGCAACCGGTGGTGTGGCATCATATTTTGGAAATATAAATTGGTCAGGATATTCTAAAATCGTAAATCCAATAAAAGAGGTTTCTAAACAAGGTATAGTCCTAAATCTAGGAATAGATATTGAAATAAATGAAGATTTTGATATTGAAAGTATATCTGAAAATGAATTATTAAAAGATGATATAGGATCCATAATTCATCATGAGTTAAATCATTGTTTTGAACATTATGTTAGAGTAATAAAGTCTAAAAAAATAAGACCTGAAAATAGAAGTTTTAATACAACATTAACTTGGGGTCCAAATATTTGGAAATTTCCAAAACCAATTTATAAATTCTGGTATAAATTTACTTATTACCTATATGTTTCAGAATATCACGAGGTAAGAGCCAATGTTCAAGAAATTGGATTCTTTATTAAGAAATATCCTAAAAAAGATCTTAACAATTTCGTAATTTATAAGACAGCGGACACAATGGAAAAATTTGACTATATGGATTACTACAATAGACTAATTGAAGTTATAAAAACACATGAACCATATATAGGAATAGAAGATGATGTCGCAAATAGATTGAAAGATATGTGGGTATCTACATATAAAAAAGAATGTGATCAACAAAGAGTTAAGTCGGTGATACCAATATCAACTCTCAAAAAAATGGATTGTAAAGAATTTTTAAAATACTGGCAAAAAAGAATAAACTCAGCTGGTCAAAAAATAAAAAGAAAAGCTCACGCAATAAAATCATCATTATGAAAAAGTTTACAAAATTAGTCTTGGAAAATGAAAATCAAAGATTCTATGAAGTATCTTGTGAATTAAAATTATTAATAAAATCAGACTCCGAAGGAGAAGCTGGATATATGTCTGACTCAATTTTAGGAAGCATTGACGAACAAGTAGACTTTAAAATTGAAAACATTTCCGAAATAACAAAAGATGAGTATCAACAATATTTTGAAAATGTCTCAGAAGAATCCGAAGAAAACGTGAACGCAATGAATTTATACATGGGTAAATACGCATTACATTCCGAAACAGAGTACACAGATACAGATGAAGAGAAGATTCTAAAAACATGGGAAGCTTTGTTTGGAAATAGAACACCAAATCCATCAGAAAAAATGGAATTCTATCACAGAATGAGAGAGACAGGAATTGATGGAACATTAGTATTTAAAGTTTTAAAAGGAAAAATTTAATATATAAAAAAATAAAAATCTATTATGAAAAGATTTTCAGATTTTCAAAAGAAAACTAAAAAAATAAATGAGCAAGAATTAACCTTGCCACAAAATACAGAAACAAAACCAGAGGAAATAACTAAACAGGAACAACCTGAGCCACAACCTCAAGAACAAAGTGAATCATCACCAGTTAAATTCTTCTCTAAATTATTTGAGGCTAGACAGATGGCACACATTTTTCACCTACAAGTAAAATCAGAAATGGGTTCTGGACGGGAACACGATGTTTTAAACGATTTTTATGACAAATTATTAGAATTTGTCGATGATTTGATAGAAACCTATCAGGGACAATATGGTATAGTGGAAGGATATGAAACTATTGATCCATCAGCAACTGGACAAATGAAATCTTTAGAATACCTTAAACAAACGGTTGATTTTATCAGATCTGAAAGAAAATCATTCAAAGATGAAGACACACATTTACACAATGTGGTTGATGAAATCATAGCTCTGTTTTATAAAACGATATACAAGTTAACTAACTTGAAGTAATATTAAAATCCTCGATTTTTTCGAGGATTTTTTTTATCTTTTCTATTTTTTCTATTTTACTTGATGTCATCTTTGCGTTTGAAAAGCCGGGAACTGAAACTACATCATATGCCATTATGTATGGTACCCAAACATAACCAGGTTCAATATCTTTACCTTTTTTACCAATTAATTTATCCATACTAATATAGATAGATCCTACCACTTTTGTTGTAATCTTTCATAGAATTTACAACATTATCCATTTTATCAATTGATTCTGACAATGATCCTCTTATCAATTGTAAATTAGAAATTGAATCATCTATTTGATCATTTTTTGATTTAGATGTGCTTCTAAAATCATTTAATTCATTTATTAGAGAATCAATCATTTCATTTTTTTGATTAATGTGTGATGTCAATTCTGTCATTGATTCTATTATTTCATCAACTCTTTCAGTAGATAAATTTTGAATTTCATTCTCATCAAACTTCTTTATTCTCATAAGTAATTTTAGATTTTAATATATATTAAGTATGAAAAGATCAAAGAATCTAATTTTAGAATTTTCCGAATTCAATCTTCAAAGATTAAATCCAGATAGTGCACAAACATCTATTCACGTAGATGATCCACAACTCTCAATTAACGCATTTGACAAACACGAAGATATTGTTAGAAATGCCATATCAAAACTTGGAATATTAACCAAGTCATTACAAAATACAACAGCTTATAGATCTCTCAAATCTAAGTTATCATTAGATGATCAAGATATTTCAAATCTTAAAATAATAAGAATAGTTAAAACAACAAGTTATAAATATGATGTCTATTTAAGCTTTAAAATTGATGAATATGAATATTGGGGAGTAATCACAGATATTATATCAAATCCTGAATTTAAATCGGAAGTTTTTAAAGATTTTGACTTACTACAAACAAAAGAGTGGGTAATTAAAACAAAAGGATTAATTATTAAAGCTATAAAAAACTGGCTTAAACCACAATTTGGTAAATTTAAACTTGTAAATGACGAAGTGATTTGTTATTCTAATAAAACTGGTAAACAATTAGTGTTACCAAGAAATTCAATCATAGAGGTGTCAAAGTCATATGACAACAGATTGATATTTGAATATGATGGTGACTTCTATACAATCACTGGTGATAACTTTGTATATTTCAATTGGTGGTTTGAACCAGTCGAAGAATAATTATATCTGTCCAGATCCAGTATTAATAGCCGCACTGAAAGACACAACAGAGTGACCAGAAGTACCTGTCGTCGTAAATGCTTGTGTGAATCTTATAGTATTTGGCGTTGCAAATTCGATTAGTCCTGGACCTATACTAACTGCAGATGCACTAGTCAACATAGCAAAACTCTGACCACTACCATTACCACCTGCATTTTGTGCAGTTATTACTCCACTAGCATTGACAGCGTATGCCGCTATAAATTTTTGAGTTCTAAATTGTCTTGGTGTGGTTGCCAGAACCGCAGTAAAAGTGGCTTCTATACTCACATAACAACTATTAGGCACTGTAAATCTACCTACTTCAAAAGTAGAATTAGATGATGATACGGCGACAAAACTACCATAAATAACTCTATGACCACCACCACTTGTAACAGTAGCAAAGTTCTCACCACCAGAATTTGAATATATTGTATATAAATTTCTATCAATTTTATGAAAAGTATTTCCACCACTAGACCCATTAGCAAAGGTTACTAAAAAGGAATTATTATTAGTTCTACTAGCGATAACTGGATATGCTGATGAGTTAAGTCCTATATTAAAACCATCATTAGTACCAACACCACTAGTTGTGCCATTTGTCAATTTTATTAATGTTGTTCCACCATTACCTGAATCAATATGAAGTCTTGAATTTGAAGCAGGAATCACTATATTATTACTACTTGATATTAATAATCCAGTCGATGTTAACATCATTTTTTGACTACCAGCTATAGTAAAACCAATTCTATCATTGGCTGGATGATAAATACCTGTTAGATCATTATACCACCAAGTATAATCTGGTGTAGTTTGTGTTGAAAATGAATGTGTAGCTCTTATGTAAGCCGCTGATCCAGTGGTATCATTATCATTAAAAGTTAGATTTTTATAAAATCTTATTAAATTTGGATAGTAAATAGCTGCAGTATTTGTAAGGTTAACATCAGAAGTTATCATAGAAGATAGTGATGACGCCGCTCTATTTAGAATCCAAAGTTCACCATTTGATCTAAATTTGATACCACTAGATCCATCATTTACACTAAAATATTGATCTGTTCCATTATTAAACCAGTTAGATGCTATTATATTATTTTGAGAACCCTTATGAATAACAACTGGTGCAGATCCAGTATTGTCGGAATTAACTTGAAAAGCCTCTTTCAAATCTGAACTTGTATTTAAATTTATACCAACTCTACCTTTTCTATTTGATGTACCATTAATAACAAAAAGTGGAGATGATGTCAATCCTAAAGTAGATGACCATCTTGAAACATATCCAGTATCACCAGCTCCTGAAATATCAGGTATGGTCCAAGTTGATGTTGATGAACTCCATACATATGTTTTTCTATCACTTGTATCAAATACTCTTAATCCATCGTATTTATATGATATAGCATTTCTAGCAGTTGACCCACTCGCAACAATTCTAGAATCAATAGGAAGTGATATATTTACATTAAACTGATCTTGAATATTAATTGCCATAGTTAAAAGTTAAATTTATAATTTTGTGTAGATGGTATCGTAGTTTCCAAAGTCTTTCTATATATGTAATATTGTCTTCCAGTCCATCCAAATCCATCTTGACTTGATAAATTCTCTGTTGAATATGTCCAAACTCCTGATGACCCGTGTGTATATTCTACATAATCATTTCCATCTAAAATAGACGAAACCGTGCCATATAAAGAAGGATAACAGAAATATAAATATCCAGTTCCACTTAATGCTAAAACTTGATCAGTTCTATTATCGATTCTTTTTGTGAGGTTATTAAGTATAGAATTAAATCCACTATTAACGTATGTAGCATTAAATCCATAAAAATATGGCCAAACAAATTCAATTGTCGTTGATGCTGTATAAGACTGTGTTCCATCATTTGGTGTTGATGAAAAAGTAAAAACATTATATCCAGTGACACTTGAAATATTTGTATTTGATATAGCAACACTTGTATTAAATGTCTGTGTTAAAAGACCAGCACCTGATAAAGTAGCACCCGATGTATTTAAAACCACAGCACCATTTCCATTTACTACTCTAAGAGCATTTTGAATTATATCTTGAGTTCTCTTTGTTAAAGTATAAGAATAGTTTATTGTATATCCAGATACATGATCTCTTTCTAATGTTCTATTTGGTTGTAAAGATGTAGTTATATTTATTACAGAAACCGGTGGTAAATAAGGATATAACATTTGACTTAATAAATCGTATAATGATACATTACTAAAAGTAGATCCTAGAGGAATTCCACCAAACGTAGCAACAGTTGGATTCAAATTTGTATATTCTAAAGGATTACCATTAACTAAAACTGGACTACCTACTATACTTGTAGTTACACCAGGAGTGCCAAGTGTATTATTACTAGATTGATATGTTAATAATTCGATATTACCACCACTTCTAACCGCTAAAAATAAATCTGTGTTTGATGAGGCAGATGGTGATGTTATCATTGAGCTCACATCCGCAGTGGACGGCCAGTTCAAATTATTAATAGTCACACTTGCCGAAGATCCACTTTGAATATTTATAGTGCCATAAGTTGCAGGATTAACAATACCAAGTGCCAAATATGGATTTGCACCAGAAACATAAGTGCTTGAAATATAAGGTGATGATGTCCAAAGAACTGAAGTAGTACCTGCTAAAATACTCATTTTAAAATTTTGAGAAACTGCTGTGTCAGACTTTGTGTTATATAAAAATATGTCTGTATCCGAATTAAGAAGTGAGGTTGACATAATGTTCAATCCAGATATTTGTTTCTTTCCTAAGAAGACTTTTTTATCTTTTACATCATCTCTATCAATACCTATATAATCGGTTGTACCATCATTTGTGTATCTAATTACTGAACTTTCCCAAGTAGAAAAAACAGCATCACGAACATCTCTTGGTGTTATCTCCTTTGACGTATTATCTGGCAAAAGAGATAACACATCACTTATTGTAGTCTTTGATTCTGCATAATTTGTTGATGCTGGATTAATACTATAAGTAGGGACCATTTATAAAAGTCAATTTTTAGTATATATATTAAAAACTAAATCTACAACATGAACTTCCGAAAAATAAGTGAAAACTATTATGAATTTAAAATTGATGATGAGGTATTATCAATTAGTATTTCTAAATTTTTATTTCATAACATATCATTTGAACTAAAAAGAGTAACTGACACAGGAAAAAGTGTTAATCTTATGAAAGCTTTTAATATAATTAAAGAGATAATACTCAATTATGCCAAAGTCAGAACAGAGATAAATGAAGCCATACTTGTATTTTATCCTAATGATAAAATAGACAGGATAAGATGGATCAACCTATGTGAGTTCTATATAAAAAGAAACTCAACAAAAGTCTCAAGAATAGAAGATTTTATTTTAGCATTCCAGATCAAATAAAAAATCAAGCTTCATTAAATCTTTAACTTTAATAGTCTTTAATCCTAATTCTTCAAATTTTAATCTCTCAAAAGGAATTTCATTTTCAACATTCATTAGACTAGACATTTCCTCGGAAAATTTATCAACATCTTCCAAAAAAACAGCATCAGGTATCTCATTGTCTAAATCATCTTTTGGTCTTATTATTTTTCCAGACTCATCTTTTTTAGACCATTTTTCCAAAATTTTTTGTTCAGTTTCAGTTTTAGACTGAACTATATCCGAAATATATTTTACAATTCTAGACAATTTAAAAGCGGCTGCCGCATTAATATCTTCTTCAATTATTTTATTTAATGCGTTAAGTGCATCAACCGATAGTTGAGAATTTTTTACTCTAATTGACATTACTATTTTTTTTATTTTTTATATTTTAAACTACGACAATTGTTGAAGTCTTTGAATAGATAAGTTATAGTATTTCTCATCTCTTTCTACACAAATATATCTTCTATCTGTGAGATGACACGCCACAGCTGTGGTACAAGTTCCACCAAATGTGTCTAAAACTAAATCTCCAGGTTTAGAATGTTTTAAAACTAAGCTCTTAATCAATTCAAGAGGTTTTTGAGTTGGGTGTTCTAATCTCTCTTTACCATGGCAAAGTGGAAAATTATAAATCCCATTATCATATTCTGAATTAAAAGTCGGATTTTTGTCTTTAACAAATGAGAAAAAATATTCAGAACAATTAGATAAGTAGTTAACTTTAGAATTAACCGGAACTGGATTATTTTTTAACCATTGACCAATTCTCGGCTGTTTAAATTTATTCTGTGAGGCTATTTCTTTTATAAAAGATGATTTCCAAATATCAAAAAATATTACCAATGTTCCACCCTTTCTTAAAACTCTATAATACTCTTTAAATAATTGTTCTAAATCTATTTCTGTGTCCCAATATCCAAAATCAATTGAGATTTGATTAAACTTAGAAAGTTTACCAGATTTAAAATTAGAATCACGTGATATATCATAAGGCGGATCTGTTAAGATTAAATCTACAGATCCGGATTCCATCTGTTTCAAATAGTCAAAACAATCACTTAAAATTATCAAGAATATAATTATATTTTAATTATATATACTTTGACATGAAGCTTCTATTAGAATTTAAAGACTATAGTGATCTATCTTTTATCAAAGATACCGTAGAAGATGTTATTCTATCTGAAATCGAAGAATCTATTGAACCAGTAATTCATCGATCAATTATTGCAATATCTGATGGTGAAGTTACTTGTCACGATCTTAAACGAAGTGAGTATAATAGTAGTAGTTTAGATTTTAGAAGTTATTTAGTATCATTTAACTATAGAATAGAAAA